TATATAAAAACATTTATTATGGCGACACATGATACATATAAAAGTCCTACTATTGTAAAGAACAAAACTGTTCTCGAAGAAATTACATTTAGAGGCAAAAAAATCAAACGAGAAAAGATAGTAAAAGAATGGAATATACCTAAGATTATTACAAGTGATATTGGGTATCAATTAATGTTTGGATTTAGAAGTTCTACTGCACCTCCTAAAAAGACTGCAAGTGGAATAAAAGAAAGAACATTAGAGTATTAATTAAAATTTAAAATTATGGGAAAAATGAAATGGATTTACGGGATGGTGCAAGACGGAAGTTCAAGCAACTTTCTTACTGCATATAAAAACGCAAGAATAAATAATGCTATGGGATTTACATTTGATGATAAATTTATCGATATTGTACAAGCTAAAGCTATTTGTAGCGAAATTAAAAAAGCTGAAAAAGAATACGATAAACATATAGATGAAATGTCACAAAGACATGTTGATTTATTGCATGATATAGCAAGAGGAAAATGATTTATTTAATAAAAGGGTCAGAAACTACAATATTTACATCACATTATCAGTTGGGAACAATTGATGATGTGGTGGACTATTGTAAAGATAAACAAGTATTAGGCGTAGACACAGAAACTGAAGGTTTAGACTTTACTTGTAAGAAAATGATTATGTTTCAGATTGGTGATGAAAATCAACAATTTGTTATAGACACTAGAGTAGTTAGTATTGAGCCTTTAAGAGATATACTAGAAAGTAAAGAGATTATAAAAATATTTCACAACGCTAAGTTTGACTACAAGTTTATAAAACATTGGGGTAATATAGAATGTGAAGGTATTTATGATACATTCTTAACTGAGAGGGTATTAAACTGTGGTAAAGACGGAGTTAGATACGGACTTAAAGATGTATGTAAGAAGTATTTAAATGTTGAGATAAATAAAGAGGTAAGAAATCAATTTATAGGTTTAACAGGTCAGCCTTTTAGAGAAGATCAAATAGTTTATGGGGCTAAAGATGTAGAGTATTTAATAGGGGTGAGAGAGCACCAACTCCCATTAATAGATAGATATAAACTAAATAATGTAGTTGACCTTGAGAATGAGGCTGTTACAGCCTTTGCAGACATAGAGTATAATGGTTTAGATTTAGACACAGAGTCTTGGAAAAAGATAGAAGCAGTTAATATGGAGAATGCTAACAATCTTCAAGAGAATTTAGATGACATGGTTAGAGTTGATAGTAGAATTAAACATTTTGTATCTAAATACATACAAACAGATATGTTTACTCCTATTGATGATATTAGAGATATAGATATTAAATGGACTTCACCTAAACAAGTACTTGAGGTATTTCAGTGTATATTACCTAAGCTTGAAAATGTTAACGGTAAACAAATGTATAAATATAGGTTTAAATACCCATTAATAGATAAGTATGTTAAATATAAAGAAGCTAAGAAATTATGCACATCTTATGGTGATGCATTTTTTAAAAACTTAGCGGGAGATAATAAAATACATACGAATTTTCATCAAATTCTAGATACAGGTAGAGTTAGCTCTTCCAAGCCTAATATGCAACAAATACCTGCAGATAATATCTATAGGAACTGTTTTATTGCGCCTGATGGATGGAGTTTTGTAAGTGCTGATTATAGTTCTCAAGAATTAAATGTCATTGCCTTTGGATCTAAGGATCCAGTATGGCTGGAAGCTTTAGAAGAAGGCCAAGACTTACACTCTACCTGTGCTGAATTGGTTTATGATAAGAAATGGTCTGATGCAGCAGAAGAAGATTGTGCATATTATGTTAATAATGCTAAACAAAAATGTAATTGTCCAACACATAAAAAACTTAGAACAAATGTTAAAACGATTAATTTTGGTCTTGCTTATGGTATGGGGCCTAACAAACTTGCTGATACCCTTAATATTAGTATTGATGATGCTAAGCTTCTTATCAATAAGTATTTTGAAGCTTTTCCATCTATTAAAGGATTTCTTGAGAAACTAGGTAATTATGGGAAGAAGTTTGGTTATATTAAAACATTTCCTCCTTACAATAGAAAGAGATGGTTTAGTAATTGGTATCCAAAGATTTGGAATAACAAATCATCTATGTTAGAACTTGGTAGTATAGAGCGTGCATCTAAAAATACACCTATACAAGGAGCTAGTGCAGATATGACTAAGCATGCTTTAATATTAATGCGAAACCAAATTAAAGATTTTGATTTACCTGTTAAATTAGTAATGACTGTACATGATCAAATAGATACAATATGTAGAAATGATTATGTAAAGCAATGGAAAATTGCAATGAAAGATTTAATGGAATTAGCTGCATTAAGTATAGTAACAAACGGTTTATTAAAAGCTGAAGTAACAGTTAGCAACTGTTGGGAAAAATAAATATTACGAAGGGGCGGGCACCAGGCAATTTTGCCATTAACGGTTAATACAGCTCGCCCTGGAGTAAATTAATTAAATAATTAAAGACAATGACTATAGCTGAACTAAAACACAAATTAATAACAGCAGCATTAAAAAAACATAGTAATAGTGCAGAGCTAGCAGCATTAGAGGTAGGGGTTTCACCAAAAACCATTTATACTTTTAAAGCTAAACAAAAACTTAAACAACAACTAAAACAATAAATATGAATTGGAACAGTAAAACAAAACAATGGACAGAGCTTAAAAGCTTGTCTGTTATTAAATTAGCTACTATAGCTAGTAAACTAAGAGCAAAGCGTATGTCAATAAAAAACATAGCTGAGGTTCTGAATAAAAGTGAAAGTAGAATAAGAGAATATTTAAAAAGTTAAGAATAAAAATTATGAGTAAAATAAAAGAAATAATAGATAATCTTAATCAGACTATTAAAAAAATGTCTAAACCAAATGTAGTAGAAAGTAATAGTACTGCTTATAAATCATCTAGAGCTAAAAAAAGTCAATTGATTAGGTTAAGAGATGAGCTAATAGCTAAAGAAAAGAAGAATGGATAAGCGATTAGTAGAAGCATTTGTTTCAGAATGTAAACAAGATCAAGAATGGCGAGAGAGATGTAAATCTAATTATATTGACTTTGATAACTATTTTAAATATAGTGGTGAAGTTGAAAATGATAATCAAGAATGGCTAGATTATTTAGAAGCACAGAAATATGCAAACATTAAAGCGCCTCCATTAGAAAAATCAAGATACCATTATTTTAGAATATATTGGTTAACACTTAAAAATAAAAAATTATGATAAGAAAAACACAGGTTAACTCCCTTAAAAAGTTAAAGACTACCATAGACGGTAAACGAAAAACTGTTTATGATATACTTGTTTTAAAAGGTTCAGCTACAAATAGAATGATAGCTAAGGCTTTAGGATGGGATATAAATAGAGTAACAGGAAGGGTAACTGAGCTAGTAAATTTAGGTCTGGTTACAGCTGACGATACAACTTATGATAGCGATACTAATAGAACTGTTACGTTATGGAAAGCACTGTGACTCAAGATATAAATACAATAAGAGATACAGAGCAAAGAAAAGCTCTTAACTCTTGGGCCAAACAAGGATTTGTTGGGTCAGTAATAGCTGGAACAGGCTTTGGTAAGTCTAGGGTAGGAATATTAGCGGTAGATTACATATTAAAGCAAAAAAGTAGAAGTAATAAAAAGTCTGCTTTAGTATTAGTTCCTACGGTACAATTGCAAGATCAATTTCGCGGTGAATTTGCCAAATGGGATTTAGGTCATTGCCTTGATCACGTAGATATTTTATGTTATCAGAGTGCTTATAAATTGCAAGGACAGCATTACGATATAGTAGTATGTGATGAGATACATTTAGGATTAAGTAATGAATATAGAAAATTCTTTAAGAATAATATTTATGATAGTTTACTATGTATGACTGCCACACTCCCTGAAGAAGATGAATACAGAGATATTTTAAATAAGATAGCACCTACAGCTTACTCGATTACATTAGATGAATGTGTAAATTTAGGAGTAGTAAGTCCGTATAATATATCTTGTGTCCCTGTAACCTTAACTCCGGATGAGAAAGATGCATATAAAAAAGCTAACAATAGCTTTGTTCAGTGGAAATATCAATTGGGGCAATTCAATGCTTTTGAAAGTGCAAAGATGATAATGGCTAACAAAAATGCTACTCCTGGAGATAAGCAAAAAGCAGTAATGTTTTATAGAGCTATAAGAATGAGGAAACAAATAGTAGATTTTGCAGAAAATAAAATAAATAAGTTTAAGAGCTTATATAAAAAGAATAAAGGCAAAAGAATTCTAGTATTTAGTGGAGCTAATGATTTTACAGATAAATTATGTGATTCTGTTAAGCCTAATGCAATGGCCTATCATTCTAAAAAGACTAAAAAACAAAAAGATTTAGCTTTAGATTCATTTAGAGATGGGTCTATTAATGTGCTGTGTTCTACAAAAGCTCTTAACCAAGGGTTTGATGTGCCAGATGCAAATATGGGTATTATCTGTGGAATTACAAGTAAATCTTTATCAATGATCCAAAGAGTTGGTCGTTTGATTAGATTTAAAGAAGACAAGATAGGGGAAATTATAATATTGTATGTAGCTGATTCTCAGGAAGAAAAGTGGCTAAAAAATGCAGTTAAAGACCTTAGTAATGTTGTCTGGAAATAAAATAATATTAATATTTAAAAAATTTGTACAGTATGAAAAACATTAGTATATTTGCAACAGTTATATATTTAATTATAAAAGATTCTTTTATAGCCCTAACTGCCAGGAAAGCTGAGAAGACTATTATAGTTAAATTTACTAAATTGATTAGGTTATGAAGATAGATATAGATTTTGAATTACTCCAACAGACACAATTAAGTGCGGATGATTTTCTTTATTTATATATTATCTATAGAAAAGGTTTTAACTATCTAACAACGCTTAATCTTAAACCAAATTTAGATGAATTACAATCAAAAGGCTACATTACGCTAGGTGAAACCGCTGATCAACATGTTATTAGACAAGAGTTTATAAATCTCTTTTCTAATAACTTTGATCAGATGTTTGCTGAGTTAGTAAATGTATACCCAATGAAAGTCAATTCACTTAGAAGTGGGGTCAGAATTCTTCATGCAAAGAATCCAGATGCTAAAGCAAATGAAAAAGCTAAAAATAAGTATAGTAAAATTATAGGCACAAAAGCTTACAAGCATAAACATATACTTAATTGTTTAAATAAGCAATTAACTATAGAAAAGGATAACCTCGGGTTTTTACAAAACTTAGAGGTATGGATTAATAACCATACTTGGGAAAAGTATGAAAACTTAGAAGAAAATGACACACGAGAAATTACCACCAGAATTACAAGATCCCTTTAAAGAAAGCGGATTTAAAAGTATCAACAAAGCTATCAGTGCATCGTTACATCAGGTGCATGATGGTATGAATGGAAAACGTCAAGTTTACCCTACTAAATGGAACAGACTAAATAAAAATTTACTTGGAGGATTACAACCAGGTAAAATGTATGTAATAGCAGGTCGACCAGGAGTAGGTAAATCAGCGTTTAGTAATCAACTGATCTTTGACTTATTAGATAACAATCAAAATAAAAAACTCTTAGTTTTATATTGGAGTTTTGAGATGCCTGGACATCAGCAGATAATGCGTGCGGGTGCTAAGGGAACTAATAAAGAAGTTAGTGAATTACTATCTGTTGAGCATAAATTAGAAAGAGATGCATACGAACAATTTAAGGCAGAAGTACTTAAGTATGCCCACTATCCAATTTACTTTAATAATATTCCTAGAAATATGGAATTTGTTAAAAATGCTAATATAGATATAACAAATAAAAAACCTGATCATACTATAGTTAATGTATTTGACCACTCTAGACTTATCTTAAGTGATAAAGAGCATGAGTTACAAAAACTTAACGAAGTATCTAAAGGTTGTATGTGGTTACAAGCTAAAATGGGATCTATAAATATATTATTATCCCAATTAAATCGTAACATAGAACAAGAACATCGTGCTAAAGCACAATACCAACCTTTATTAACAGATTTGTTTGGAGGTGATAGTATTGGTCAGGATGCACATGTAGTTATGATGCTACAACGTCCTCATGATTTGTATGGGATTACAGACGCATATTGCGGGGAAGACCCAGTTAAATTATTAGCAATTCATATAGAAAAAAACCGTGATGGTTTATTAGGTATGATACCTTATGAGGCAGAAATGTCAACATTTACAATTAACGAAAGAAAAAAATAATGGGAAAACAAAATCAAAAACTATTAAAAAATATAGAAAAATATGACAAAAAAAAGAAAGTTAAACAGCAAGAATCCAAAGTATCAAGACAAAAGTCAAATAAAAGAAAAAGTTATAATTAAAAAAATACCGCTAACAGGAAAAGCTCCTGGATATGGTGTATTTTATGAAGATGAAAAATAATATTATGGAATTACCAAAAACAAAGGTTAAGGCGAGCCGTAAATCGCCTAAAAACATGATAATATACGGTCCACCAAAGATTGGTAAGACTAGTGTATTAGCAGAGTTAGATGATTGTCTGATCATAGATTTAGAAGATGGTTCAGATATGATTGATGCTTTAAAAGTTAAAGCTCATAGTTTGAAAGATTTACAAACTATTGGTTCAGCAATCATGAAGGAAGGGAGACCTTATAAATATATAGCTATTGACACTATTAGTAAATTAGAAGAATGGTGTGAAGGATATGCTAAACAAATTTATATGAAAACTCCAATGGGTAAAAACTTTGAACAAAAGAACCCTGGTGCATCAGTACTATCATTGCCTAATGGCGCTGGCTACTTATATTTAAGAATGGCCTACAAAGAATGGATAGAAAAATTGAATAAACTAGCGGATCATATTATCTTAGTTGGACACTTAAAAGATAAGATGCTTGAGAAGAAAGGTAAAGAGGTTGCTGTTAAGGACCTTGATTTAACTGGTAAGATTAAGCAGATTACATGCGCTAACGCTGATGCGGTTGGTTATATATATAGAGAAGGAGAAGAAACTATGGTTTCATTTGACTCTATGGATGATATAACTGCAGGCAGTAGATGCAAACATTTAAAGGGTAAGACCATGCCTATGAATTGGTCAGAAATATTTATAGATTAATTAAACACAAAAAATGATTAAAATGAAAACAAATGTAACACCAGGTGAAACACCTGAACAGATTACTATCTCTATGATCGATCAAGATCTTAAAGACGGTGTAAGCAAGTCAGACATGGCTGTAAAGTATGGGATTAAACCATGGGAAGTAGATGAGATGTTTAAACATCCTCTTCTTAAAGGTAGAAGACCTAGTAGAAAGAAAGCTTTATCTTTTACTTTTGTAGATGATATGACTACAGACACAACAGAAGAAGTTATTGTAGATCCTAATCAAATAACTCTAGAGCAAGCTATAGACGAGGCTATTGAAGGAGTTGAAGAAGTTAAAAATCAAATGCAAGAAACTCAAGAAGCTATTATAGATATGCTGAGTCCTACACAGTTTGAAACTCCAGAAGAAACAATAGCTAAAGTAAATAGTACAGAGATAACAGGTATACCTACTGGTGAAACAGAAAAATTTATATCTGACACATTAGAATCAGCTGAAAATTTTGAAGAAAATGAAATAGAGCTCCCATCTTTTGAAGATACTTTAGATTTAGTGAAAGAGCAACAAGAAGAAGAACTAGAAATGGACGATGATACGTTCGAATTATAAATTAAAAACCAATAAAAATTAAAATTATGGCAATACAAAGTAATGCAAGTACAGAAGAAGTAGTAGGTGGAATTAAAACCTACTCAGGTTTAACAAATGTTAAAGTTAAAGCAGTAAATCCAACAATGGCGGAATTACATGCAATGGATATTAATGTTAAACAAGAACCAAATTATACAGTAGAATTTAGTGGAGAAGCATACAATAAAATTGTATTCTGGCTAGCTAATGAAGATGGTAACTTTAAATTAGAAATCTTAATGCAGAATAAACCAAAGGTTTCGCAAAACGGTAAGCATCAATGGATGAATGCTATTGGTCAGTCTACATGGTCTGAAGATGCTCCATCATATGAGTGGTGGAAAACTGAAGGACAGAGAAAGGCTTACACAGGTGAGGAAACTCTTATCAATTTTGTTAAAGCTTGGGCTAATGTAGCATCAGGAGATGAAGTAACGTTTGATACTATGCCTGCAATAGCTAATGGAGACTTATCAGAGATTAAAGAGTTAGTTAAAGCTTTATCTAATAATGAAGCTAGAGTTCTTATAGGTGTTAAAGATGATAAATATCAACAAGTATACACTAAATACTTTGGTAGAGTAAAACCTCAAAGAGATGATTTCTTTGTAAAAGCTCTTAATGATGACTATGGTTCATTTAATGCAGACTTTAATGCAGATCTTAAATGGGGGACGCATAGACCAACAATGGATTTAGTTACTCCTGATACTATTGAAGAAGAAGATGACTGGACAATGCCAGACACTCCTCAAAATGGTGTTAAACAAACTGAAGAAGCGCCTTTCTAAATGGCAATTCAAAGTAGGAGTAGCAATGACTATTTACACACAGATGTCATACTTGGTAAAATTACTGAGTATGACATTTTTGTGTATTATTGTCCAAACTTTAAAGCTTTAGGTAAGAAATTTAATAGTGATCTTAGAGAAGATAATTCTCCAACTGTTTCTATTATTCCATATAATGGTAAATTACTATATAAAGACTTTGGGAATGCTGATCATGCTTTTGATTGTTTTAATTATGTAAAGTACAAATACAACTGTTCTTTTATAGCAGCTTTGCGAATTATCGATTGTGATTTTAATTTAAAACTATCTTCTAATACTGAAGCTAAAGAATTCACAATGGGGATTATGGGGTACAGACAAAGCACTCCTAAATTTACAAAATCTTTAGTTATTATTAGAAAGAAAAAACGACAATGGAATAAACAAGATGCGAATTTTTGGGGCAAATATTTGGTAAGTAAAAAAACTTTAAGTATGTTTGCCGTTGAACCAATAAGTCATTTTTGGGTAAACGAAACAAGATTTACTTGTAAATCAGTTAGTTATGCCTTTAAATTTAAAAACCGATATAAAATCTATTCTC